TAATAATGTGGTGTTGTCAAGTACTCTTTGCAATCTTTTGTCTGCATCATCGTCTGTTATTACTCTTTCTTTATGGTCAAACACAAAAACAGTTGACTTATCTTCTGTCCAGAAGGGACTTTCTTGAACTCCCACGAGTGTCAGAGAATTGTCAGGCTCAAAAGGGTCAAGATGCAACTTACCATCTCGTTTAGTCGTTGTGTTCTCTACGTCTAGTATAATCTTCATGCAGTATATCTACCTCTCTCTACATCTAACTCAACATGGATCTTTCCATGCCATCCGTTTATCTTGTTCTTTGCTATGATAATGTGTCGCTGTGTATCATTATCTTCCTGCCCCTCAATAGTCGGGTTCTTACTGAGTAACAACATCAAATCCGCTTCTGCCGCCTTACCAGTCTTACTGCCCTCAAGCATAGATTGATCTACATTGACCTTACCCTCTGCCTCAGCAGATAGCTGAGACATCCAGATTATAGCGCAGTCGTACTCCTTTGCGATGTTTCTCGCGTGAATTGCAGCCTCTTTCAAGTATAAGTCCATCCTTTCTCCAGTTCTGTTGGCAAACTTGTCTCCCATATCTAGCACAACAATGTCGGGTCTTTCTACTTTGACCATGTTCTCTACCCAATCCATCTTCTTGCCAGTGACATCTTTGATCTTGACGCTCTGTCTAATCTTGTTGTACCTATCCATAGCTAATGCGTGGTTGGCTCTACCGCTACCTATCTCTGCGAGAGACAACTCTGCTCTATTACAGAGGTAACGAGATGCAACCCTATAGTACGGCTCTTCATTACACAAGACTCGACACTTAGCACCTTGATCTATAAAGCCACCTCTTGATGCGATGATACTGGCATGAAAGCTGGTCTTACCAGTATTGGGTCTTGCACCGACTATGATAAGCTGACCACCACTAATACCTTGTAGTCGTCTGGCAAGAGAGGGTATATTGAACTTCCATTTTGACTTTTGATTAGCTTGCTCCAATATGCTGTCAAAACTAATGTCGTCCCACTCTATCTTGAAGTTGGGTAGGAAGTTGTCTTGATGATCGCTGATGATCTTGCGTAGTGGCTCTAGTGTAGAACCCTCACCATTAACATAATCAAACCCTATGTTGGCTATCTTCTCCCCTACATACTGTTGAAACAACTTAGACAATACATCTTTAGCTATCTCTTTATCCATAGCTTGCTCTTTCTCCAGCTTAGAGAACAACTCTTTGAAAACCTGCTTGGAAGATGTCGTAAGAGTGCTGTTGTGGGCAAAGAATAAACTCTCTAACTCACGAACAGTAAGACTGTCTTTGCCGTAGTTCTGCATGGCAAAGTCTACAGTTTTCTTTATCTTGCGAATGTCTTTGCTGAACAACTCGTCTGGACACCGCGTACCCTTATGATCTCCGTAGAAATCTTTATCAAGCAGACTGCGTATTAGTGCTAGTTCCACCATTCACTTTCTCCTCTGTAAGTGTTTTTACTAAACTCAAGAACCTATCAAAGTCATCTTTATCTAAGTTCTCTATACGAAACCACTCGTTACTTCTCTCCCTACTCATGCCCTCTGCCAAAGTATGTGCTATCTTCTCTCCTATACCTCTATTAGACACACTAATCTTTGATACTATATTATAGTCTCTATGAGGACTGCTTGTCTGATAGCCATTACATCTATCCTCTGAGTCCACCGCTTTACCTATCTTGTACCAACTTTTCCAAGCAGGGTTATTAATAATGTACACCTCTCCTTTAACACATTTCACATAATTAATCAAGGCAGAAAAGGCGGCATCATTAAAAGTTTTGTATCTTCCCGGTTTATACAAAGGGTGTTTACTCGATATATACTTGCCGTTTACGTACATTCTCAAAGGATTAATCTTACTAACCGCTTCTTTTTGACAAGACTTACAGTTGGTGCGGTGTCCACCATTACCATTCTTGTGTGTGTTATCTTGTGTCAGTTCGACACCACACTTGCTACACTTACCCATCTAATACCTCCTTTAGTTTAGTAAAGTCGTTTATGTTTTTATATTTTAGATCGTCTGTTAATTTTAATACTCGTACTTGTTTTACATAACTGTTTAGTTCTTTTGCATGTTCTAGCGACTTCTTAGATGCGTCTGGATCAAGAGCAACTACGACCCTATCAAAATCAGAAAGCGCATACAAATGCTCTTGCTGTAGTGATGTACCTAAAATACCAAAGCCAGTAACAGGAAAGTAATTAGCCACAGTCACAGCAGAGATGACATCTTCAACTAGCACAGCAGTAAACACATCAGCTATATGCAGAGTGTGAGCGTAATAAGAGCAGTTCTTACCATACTTGTACCACTTGGGTGCAGTATTATCAAACAAAGACCGCCCTATAGCGTCAACGACCCTACCCTTCTTATGAATCGGAAATACGACCCTATCGTTTTTAACATCGTAATATAATTTTAAATCAGATAAATCCCATCTGTGAATAAAATCTTCACAAGCGGTGAGATCTCTGGAAAAATACTCTGGCATCTCAAAGTCCACTATCTTCTCTGGAATAGAGTGTCCATTCATCTTACGTTTGATACTCTCCACAGTTCTACCCACTTGTCTTTTACCCTTGACAGTACAACTGTTTCTAAAGCAGTTATACAATATCACATTGTCAACCCTAGTCGCTGTAAACTTTTTCTTGCCCTTACATACTGGACAATCCATCGTCAACGTCTTGCCCTCTTCTAAATCTAACTCCTCAAGAAACTTCATCTTTGTACGACTCCCTTCTAGCAAGTGCGTTGTTTGCTGACTTGAATGTGTGCTTGATGTACGGACGCATTGACTGTGGTGAGTTGTGTCCAGACACCGCCATGATCTGTGTGGTATCTACACCAGCCTCAACCATCTCTGTAATGGCTGTCCTACGCATATCCATAGCGGTCAACTCTTTGGGTAGTCCAGACTCTGCCTTGACCTCGTTGACTAACACGGACACATCATACTCACTATAAGGTCTGTGAGTGTTACCCATTGGCTTGACATTCGGTGCTACATACTCTTGAAAACCAAAATCATCGTGTTGTTTCTGCAACATAGCCAATAATTTAGGGTTGATAGGTATATGCACCTCTGCCCTACGCTTAGATTGTACCAAATCAAGTCTTGCACCCTCTAAATCGACACTTTGCCACTCTAAAAGACGCATATCACCAACTCTTTGAGCAAATTCGTATGCCATGTGGACAATAAGTCCTATACTGCGCCATCTGTACCTAGAATAAGCGGTGTCAAGGAATAATTTTACCTGATCGCGTGACCACATCACTCTTCTAACGTCTTGTTTAGCCTTTTTGACCCTCCGCATAGGGTTACTGGCTAGTAATTCCAACTCCTCTGCCATATTAAACACGACAGAAAGTATAGTTGCCGTATTGTTTGCCATGCGTTTGCCCTTTTGTAGCCAAGTTTGATAGACAACCTTGCAATCTGCCACCGACAGCTTGGATATCTTTATGCTCTCAAACCGCTTAGAAAGGCTCACAGAGGTCTGTAACGCTTTTCCTAACGCATACTCGTAGTCCTTCTGTGAACGCGGTCTGAGAGCCAAAAATTGAGGGCTATGAAGGTAATACTGCACCATATCCCCAACTGTTTTTATTTGTTTTATATTAGAGTACATCAAGAATAAACCAACCCATAATTAATACTGATAAAAAGTCCATTGCGAATAGTCTCATAAAAATCTCCTAAAGTAAAGTTTTAAATCCTAAATCTAGTAAATAGCATACTGTTACTAAAATAATAAATAATCTAAACTCTCTGCTCATTTCTCCCACCTATAAAATATATGTCGGTCAATCCGCGTGGTCTTGGTCTTAGTCTTGCGCCACGCTGGACGCACATATGTGGCATGATAATGAGTCGCACCATCTGTAAAGTCAATAGTTATCTTACCGCCTAAAACTATTAGTGCGTTCTCTAAAGCGTTTGACCATGCTCTACTATCCATGTCCACATCGTCTTTCTGACCATCACAATACCAAGAGAACTGACATTTGTGCAAGACTGGTTTGTCTGTACCTTTGTATGTTACCGCTTGCTTGACTACCTCGCAAACAGTATCGGGGAAACGACTGTCCTCTACTCTGTTCATCACTACTTGACCGACTGCGATCTGTCCAAGCATAGACTGGTTGTTTGCTTCATGGTAGATATTGAAAGCCATGCACATCAAGGCTGTTTCAAGTATCATTCTTCTAGCTCCCTTTCTATTTCGTATGGTATAGATTTTATTTTATCTATCTCTGAATCATCTACCATATCATCAAATAAATCATCAATAAATTCTTCTTCCATTTTAACCCTCCACTATAGATACAATGTCAAAGTGAGCATACACGAGCATACCACCCACAATAAAAATTACTATTACCGCGACCAAGAGGTCTTGAAAATAATCTCTTGTCTTTTTCTTTTCTTTTGTCAAAGAACTTTTTATCCTCTCTTTCATCACATTATCCTCACAAAAAGATTAGCACACCCATTTAACACCAGAGTGCCAACGACTAAAATTACTATTGTTGCTATCAATGTATATCCCTCAGTCATGGCAAAAGTTCCTAAACCATTTGCATTGGTTGTTATCTTTGCATACTCGTTCATGCTTTGCTGTTTCCCAGCACTCAGCCTTTGGAAAATACTTTACTTTAAATCTATCAAAAGTATCGTCTATCCCCATCATTAACACGACTGGCAATACAAAAAATGCCAAGACAATAACTAGGAAAGCTGTACCAAAGCCTTGATTATGATATGCTTTCATTTATATCCCCTTCCTTTTGTTAAGACCTTGTGGGTCATATTGATCCTTGACTATCTCGTCTGGCATAAACCGACTGCCAGTTCCATCGTCAAACCAG